TCTCCACTGGTTCATCTAACTCATTACCTAAAAGATTAGAAAGACCTTTAGCAGCATCTTCTCTCATTTCTTTTTGAAGTTTTTCATAGTCTTCAACAGTAAACGCAGTATTTGGGGTAGGATCTAATTTTTTAATACCTTTATCATTGTTAGAAGTTTGTTTGTTTAATCTATCTACTGCAGCTTTAGAGTCTTGACTATTAAAAGTGCTCCAAGAAATACCATTAAATTTACTATCAGGATCTAGTAGTTTTAATCTACCTAATTGATCCCATTTTTTATCAAAACCCGGAGCTGTAGTTTTACCTAATAAAAAGTCTTTATGATTACTCATTAAAACACCTCTAGCGTCTAATATTTCACTTACTTTTACTTGGGTTTCAGTATTAGCTTTTCTATCGTATTTTGTTTTTATAGTTTGAGTAGGTTGTAAATCAGTGAAGTTTCCAGCTTCTTTTTTTAAAACACCTAAATAATCCTTACTAGTTATTATTTCATTTTCTTTTATAACAGCGTCTTGTATTGTGGAACCAGTTTGATTAAAAGCTTGTATAGAAGCAAATATGTCTCTACTATGCTCTTTTCCATCTTTATCTTTAAAACTAACAGTTATGTGTTCTTTATCGTTATCGTTTATTTTAACCTCACTAACTTCTCCAGAACCTAATCCTGCGTCAAACTCTATTAAATCATTGTTGTTTAAGTAATCATCACTAAGCCTACCTCTAGATGTGTTTTTTTCTACAGCAGACAAATGAGTTCTATAAACCTTATTATGATCACTAGCTAATTTACTATATGTAGCCATACTATTTATATTAGCAGTACTTTGTGAAAGAATAGTATTATAATTATTTTTATCTTCAGTAGTGGCTCCAGGTGAAAAAGCTTTTGTTTTAGCTTCACCAATTTTAACAGCTTGATTTCTAACATATTCAGTTAACGCAGTTTTAGTATCAATGTTACCACTGTTCATTATAGCACTATACTTTTCAACTAGCTCTTCAGTTTTAGCACTACCTAAAAGCATAGCTTTTTCACTTCGAGACCTGTACTCTTTTTGTTTTTGAGCTATAATACCCATAGCTTGAGAAGTAGATCTATCTATTCTTTGTTGATTAGCTTGAACATCCTGTAAAGGATTAACCATTTTTATATTAACTTGTCTTTGACTCATAACTATTTAATCTTTTCAAATTCAACATCAATTTTAGAATAGTCCACCATATCAAAACCATTACTACCAATAACAACTGATTCAAGTGGAACTTCATCAGACATCACTCCTTTGTATAAACCTTTTTTATTTATATACTCAAATGTATATACTTTTAAACCAGATTTAGATTTATTTATTAATTTAATATTCTTTTTCAATCTCCTATCGGAAGATTGTGTATTAGGTACTGGTGGTGCTGTTGAATTTGACGGGGATGGATTATAGTTAGATGCTATACCTGCTTGAACCATTGATCCTAATGAAGAAATACCAGCAGCAACAGCAGCATCTTCTGCTTGTTCGTTTGCCATTTGTGAAGATAAATAAAAATCTGCTTCACCATAAGCTCTATCTATAGCAGCTTGCTCTCTACCAGCTTCTTTATCCGCTGCTCTTTCTTCAGCTGCAATAGCTTGTCCTTCTATAGCTATTAACTGTTGATTCATCGCTGCTTTTCCTTGAGCTTTTAATTTTTCATTAGCAGCTTCTTGCTGTTCAATATTAGCTGATACTCCTCTTTTACTTTTAGCAGCTGCTTGAGCTAAAGCAGTAGCACCACCAGCTCCCATACCTGTAGCTTGTATAGTGTCCAATGTATTTGCTAAAGCAATATCTGCTTCTTCTACTTGCATTTGAGCCGCTTGAGTTGCAACACCTAAATTTTCAAAAGGATTTTCAACTAAAGCTTTCATGTCTCTTATACTATCAGATGCGTCGTATACAGGGGATCTTTCAGCTATTAATCTTTCAGCTTCAGCTGAAGCTTGCTGTGCTTTTTCTTCAGCGTTTTCTGCTCTATTTTTAGCACTATTTTTACTTATGGCGCTACTTATTAAAGAGGCTCCAGCTCCTACTACAATTGCCCAACTCATAATTTTTTATTTTTATATTTGTTAAAATCTTCTTTAGTAACAGATACTATTTGTTTCTCAAGTTTTGAAATGTCTTTTATATTATCAGGATTTTTGTGTATATTTACAAATATAGAATCTTCATTAGCGTATATAGCTCTTTGAGATCCTGCTTTAGAAACAACATAACAAGGTGATTCGTAATCCTGAACTTCATCATTGCTAGATATTGTTAAATGACCAGTTAATAAAAACCAAACATGCTCATGATTATGTACAGCTCCTAAAACAATAGTTCCTTTTTTCATTTCCATTTGTCTTATATAAACTTGATCTGCAAAAGAGTGTTTTAAAGGTGTTATGTTACTTTCTACAATAGATTTACCATTACCTTCAACTATTATCTCACTATTCTTAACCATGGTTCTATGTATACTTTGTATTTTATTCATATTTTTCATTAAGAAGATAAAACATATCTACTTCCAACACTCCATAGTTCTTTTAAACCACCTGTATTTGTAGTGCTATCTGTGGATATTTTAACAGTTGCAAAATAACCTTTTATTCCAGAAATTGAATTACCAAATATTACCTCTGATTGTCTTGGTGAACTATTATTTATTAAATTAGCTACATAAAGGTTTTCTTTTCTATTAAAACCCGCATATGCAGGTTGTGCTGTTTGAGGATCTGTATATGAGCCCTCGTCGTAGCTATATATAAGAGGTGTAGTGTCTTGGTTTTCTAAAGAATAGCTAGTATTAACTCTCTGTATATCACTTTTTACGTAGTTTATTTCGTAGCCATTATCACCTTCGTAATTTATAGTTTGAAACGATTTTTTAACCGATGGACTATCATTTATAACAAACTCAATACTAGACTTATAACTAGTATTATAAAACACTCCTCTATTATTAATTACTTGTTCATCATAATGTTTCCATACTTCACAATTATTAAGTGAATAAAAATTGCCTTTTGCACTAAACATTTCAGATGGTCTAAAAGTGAAAAAACTTGTCCAACCACTAACTCTTTCTTGATAACCAATTGTACTAGTAGTACCTATTTCAGGAACATCTTCAAAGCTAAAAGTGTTTGTATCTGTAGGGTTAATAAAAGCTTTTTGGTAAGAGACAGTGTACTGATCATCATGTACGTCATAAGCTCCTATTATCTTATCCTTAACCCATTTACTAAAAGTTAAAGTAACGTTATTAGACGTTAATGAAATTGTTTGAGATATGCTTATTACATTTCCACTAATATTAGTAATGTAAACATTTGTTTTGTTTCCATCTATAGTTAAAGACATACCTAATTCTAAGTTAGCCACTGAATCTAAAGTAATTTGATTAAAAGATCCTGGACCAGTTGCCGTTGTTGTAGTTGCTTGAAAAGTTTTCCAACCATCGTTTATAGCGTTAGATTGATCCCTAAAAAAATCAACCATACCATTTTCTGATATTTCTGTTAACCCATCTCTTGATAATCTCATTACAGAAGCTCTATCTTTATCTGTAAAGTATCTTCTAAACCCGTAATTAGCAAAACTTTCAGGATTTCTACTTATTCCAAAGTCTCCTAAATATGGTATAATTTGACCAATTACAGCATTACTAGCAGTTACTGTTCCACCTCCTTCAGCAGAATATATAGCATCTTTATCAACTAAAGCTTTACTTACTTTAGCTTCTTGTAATATGTTTAAATCATTTTCTATAACATATAACTTTTGTATACTACCGTAATAAGGATCTGTAGACTTAGTAATGCTTTTACCTACTGAAAATACATTAGTCTCGTTAAAACCAGTNAAACTATTAAATAAACCAGANAATATTAAAGAATTAGATCTGTGTCTTTGATTGGGATTATCTTCATTTATGTAAGCCCTAACACCAATGCTTAAAGTATTGTTATTAAAACCTCCAGTTATTCTATTTTCTTCAATATAGTAGTTTCTATTAGCAACGTTAATTTGGTTTGTACTAGCGTTTGCTGGAAAATTTACGTAATCTTTTTTATTAAAAAACAAACTAGGCCAAACTGGATAGAAAGGAGTAGAGGTGGTTTCAGTCGTGTTACTAGATATGTAACCTGTTTTCTTTACTAGTAAACAATTAAAAAAATCTATAGGGATTAAAGTTGCCATATTGTTAATATATTAAAGCAAAAGAAACTGGAAAAGAACTCACGTTACCTCCTTCGTCTCTTGCGAAAATGCTAAAGTTTATACATGGGTAATCTAAAGAAGATTGAGTATCGGGATTACTTAAGTTTGAAAACGCATTACCAGTAGTAATAGCTAAAACCCAAATTCCATACTCATTTAATGGTAAACCATTTGGACCATTACCAACACCTAGTCTGGCTAATGGTGCGGGTGGAGAGTTTGTATCAGAAGCGCCTATATCCATGTCACTAGCACTTTCTAAAAAACCTGGTCTATAAGCAGGATTTTCTATACCTCCAAAAAGTTCAAAATATCTTTCCATATTTATTGGTGATAATTGTCCTGTATTAGGATCTATAGTGAATGGGGGATTATAATCATTATAGATTGTTGGAGTCCACCACCTGTCCCACTCGTTAGTAGCTAAATCAATATTAGTAAAACCTGATGGTGAGTCAGGTGCTATTCTATACAAATCGTTATTACTTATCCAAAAATCTCCTATGCTATAAGTTATAGAATCTGCCAACCAGTTTTCATTATAAGTTCCATTTGTTGCGCCTGGCGCCCCTGCAAAAGAAGTAAATCTTGATAATTGAGGCGTAGCACCTCCCTCAGGATAATTTGGATTAGTTGAATTAGGAAAGTTAGAAATATTACCTGATAATTCTGCAAATCGCCATCTAGGGAAACTATCATTATCTGACTTGCTTTGATAATCAACACCAGACAACCAACAATTAGTTGGGTAATTAGGTCCTCCAGCGTCAACAAGTGTGTATGGTGGAGATCCAGGAGCTGTGCTACTATCAACGTCGCCGTTAACTATAAAATCTAAAGGATAATCTACAGGTGTTAATCCCTGTGGTGTTTGAGGCTCAATATATCTATAAGGAAAAAGAATTGATAAACCCGCAGAAAAAGTAGAGTTAATTGGGTCTCCAGAAGCCCACTTGCCTCCATAACCAGAAAGATTACCAGGTCCAATTCTATATTGCCCATCTGTGTAAACTGTAGGCCCATAATCATTAACTGTGTAACTTCGTTTAATAGCCCAATAAGCTATAGGTAAAGTTCCATTAGAATCAAAAGGCGTGAGCCAAGTATTATAGTTTGGTGGAGAAGGAACAGACTTATTAGTGTTATTACCACCTATACCCATTATAGCGTCATTATCTCCAGGGTTTGAATAATACCAAGGTCTTAAAGACTTGTTGGTTCCTCTAGTTAATCTAGTATAATTTTTATATGGTTCTAAAAACACAGGCATAGTATTAGCCGTATTTCCACTTGGATATATATCTTGATTGACTAAAGGATTTCTATTGCTATGAGGTCCACCAAATCTTAAAGTTCTAGTTTGGCTGTTAGCTGTTATTTCTACAAAAAACTCCCAATTAAATCCAGTGCCATAGTAAAAATAATTATCAGGGCCAGAGGATTTCAAAACATAAACATCGTATTTACCGTTAGGCGATCCAGATGTTAATTGAGCTACTGTTGTGAACCTATTTGATATGTTAACACTTGAATTATTAGAAGCTGTAGCGCTTATTATATTAGCCGATGTTATAGTTAAAGGCTGTAAAACACCATTTAAAGCTTCTAAAGTGAATATAACGTCACCAGGATTATTAGCTAAATCTTGAGGATCTCTAGTTGCAGTAGCTTCATTAAACGTTAGTAGATCAGCAGATAAAGATGTAGGAGAAGTAATGTCTCCTTCACCAACAGCAATATTTAAATCACTTATAAAACCAGATGTACTTGTTTCGTAATACAAGTCTAATTGAGATACTTGTGGGTCTGTTTCATAAACACCTAAAATATCATAATTCCATTCCTTTGTCGGACTTCCTCCATCATAGCCAAAAACTTTATTGTTTTGAACTTCAGCTGTCAATGCTGTAGCACCTTTATACAAGTAGTCAACATCAATTCCTAATCTTCCAATATCTGCAGGACTAGGAGGAGTAGTTGAATTAATACTGTCTTGTTTAAAATTTTGTGAAATAGAACTTACTGTATCTCCTTTTTTATTAGGGTGTATTATAAAACTACTTTCAATACCAGCGCCAGCTGAGTTATTTCCTTCCGTAGGGTTAACTCTAGGAAATAAATTTACAGAAGAAGAAAAAGTTCTATCTTCTGGTCCAACATTAGATAAGTCTTTAGGTACTTTGTTTATGTTGTCGTTTATTAAAGAAAAATAACTTTGTTTAACAGGAGCATCAATATCACTTCCTTGATATGAATTTGGTATAAATACATTGTAGTATTCTTGCTGTTGTTGTTTTACAACAAGCTTGTACGTATACCAACCTAGTGGATTGTTAGAGTTGTAAAGACCTGGGTACCCATTTTTAGTTATACTCTCAGGTATAGGTTCATTCAGCAACATTGACAACTGATCTCCAAACCAAGGCAAAACACCACTTATTGAACTAAATTTGTTTGCATCTCCAAACTTGTGGTATACTGTTGAATCTCCAAAAAGATCACCATCAGTTACTAGTCTTTCACCTGTTTGGCCAGTGGATAATATAACATCAGATTGTCTTCCATATCTGTCTGATAAAACTATTCCAACTTGATAAGTTCTATTTTCTTTTAAACTATGATTATTGTAAACCCTTTTCGTTTGAGCAAATGGAGCATCGTATTTCAAACCTGATGATATTTTAAAATCTAAAGTCTCAGGGGATGTATGTTTGTCTAGAAAATTACCATAAATTATTCTATTACCAGCAGTTTCTTGTGATAAAGCTCTTATTGGGGCTTTGTCATAAACTCTTACTATTTCATCTTCAGGAAGAACTCTTATTGGCTTTGTTGATTTCCAAGAATAAGTTAAAAAATCTTGTTGCCCATTATTTGATAAGTTTAAAATTCCAGGAAAATCTATGACATCTATTACTTTTATAGCGCCTTCATCAGAAAATTTACAAACAATTTCTATTTCTTTTATTTTAAGTTTATCTAAAGCTAGGTTCCAGTTAGTATAATTAGAATCATTAATACTATTGTATTCATCAAAAGGAGTATATACACTTACCTCTACTGTATCAACGTTGTTTTCAAAAAATTGTAATACAGATGTTTTTGCAGCTTTAGCCTCATCATCAGGTAAAAAACTTCCAAACTGTTGAGGTGTAAATGCAACTTGAGTAAAAGGAGCCATTAAAGAATACTCATTATCCTCAAATTTGTATCTATAACTTAATCTAACAAATTTATCTTTTAAATATTCAGGATCACCAGGAAAGTTTACATCAAAGTCAGGGTTTTGTTTACTAAAACCTAAAGTCTTTCCATTAAAAGCGGCAGCAACCGAAAGAGAAGGAGTCACTTGAAATGTTCTAGCAGATTTATTTAATGATGTAACTAAATATTCATCACCTAATGATATGTCTTCTACATCACGTAAACCTATAATTCTATAACCATTTTCAATATCTATATCAGCATCTGCGGTGCCTACAACACCTACATATGAATAAGTATTACTAGCTGTGTCATGAGTTACTATAGAAAAAAAAGTTGGAGTTAACCACTTTTCAAAAGAGTTTTTTAAACCATACTCAGTAAATACAAACTTATCATTTATAGCCCAATTGTAAGAACCATTTAATCCAATAATGTCTGGAGCTCCAGCATTTACTTGCGCAACCCACACTCCATACCCAGGAGAACCTGGAACAGCAGTCGTAGAGGTTACATTAGTTGCGTTATACACCTGCATTCCAACGTTAACACCTTGTTTGGTTATATCAGAACCGTCAAAATCAACATTTAAGTTTGAAGCTGAAGTGCCTGAGTTTGTAGCTTTTATCTTAACTTCTTTATAATATTTTACAGGTTTTGAAGGGTAGAATTTAGCTACAGAGATAGTGTCTTCAGAACTATAATAACTAGAGTTTGCAACAGCTGTTTTTATATTTATTTTTCTAGGTTGATTTCTATTATCAGTCCAAAACAACAAGTTTTCTATTAAGTTAATACCTAGTACCTCATGAGTTTTAGAAAAATTTAAATAACTACCTGAAACTAAAGTACTAGAAGATTCTGTGTTAATATCAAATCTAATTATATAGTTCAAAGCAGAAGATGGTGCAAAATTGCTTAACCTATCTTCTGATGAATCATTATAGTTAGTTATAAATAAATATAAAATATTGTTGACATCGTCAATATAATGACCTATTATTTCTAAAGATGTGTCAGTAAAACTAAAGTCACTTATAGAGCTATTTCCTAAAATATTTTGAAAAGTACCTACATCATCACCCTCTGATCTACTTATGGTTACATTTTGAGCAGTTTTATAAGTACCTTTAGGTATTAATCTATCATCTAGATCTCTATTCATTTGAGATCTTATAAAATTGTTTTTACTTTCAGGCATAATTAATGTTTAATCCATTTAGATTTACCTCGCATAACTTGAGTAAACTCTTCTAATTTAATATTGCTTAATCTTATTTTAGCGTTTCTAAGCTTAGACGATCTTTCTCTTTTATATCTCTGCACAATGTATTCAGGAAAATTAGATCTAGAAGCTACCATGGCATGCATTATGTGTGAATATAATGCATCTTCTGCCATTTTTGGCACTTTGCTATTTAACTCTGTAGATAAACCATCAGAAATGTATTCTATTATTATAAGTTGATTAGCTAAATCGCTAGAAAAACTAAATTTACCTTCTCTTTCGTTTATAGTAAACCATCCATTTTTTTGAGATGTTTGAGGATTTAATCCATACCTTTGTCCATATGCGGTTTTCCACCATTCCCAATTATATACATTAGCGTTGTTAAATATCTCATCAGTCAACTGTCCTGTTATATCTAAAGTATTATTATTTTTCCACCTTTGATCAACTAAGGATTGCGCGGCTTCTGTGTTTTCACCAAAACCATCCTGAGTATATTCTCCTGATTGTGTCTGCAAAGGTGTTTGTGTTGGGTTACTGGTTAGAGTAGTTGGATATATAATGTGTTTTATTCCAGCTCCATCAATCCAAGATAGTTGCACGTAATTAACGTAATCTTGTGGAATAGGTATAGACAAACTTGGTGGAATTACAACCTCTTGAGCGTTAACAGACTTTAAAGTATCGTAAGAAAACTCTTGTAAACCTCTTTTAGCATGGAATATAACATCTGATCTTTTAGCTCTTGGTATTAATTTATCCATACCAACATAAGCAACCATAAAGTTGTTAACTATATCAACTAAACTAGTATAAGCATAACTTCCGTAGTTATCCCAAATGGTAGGTGTTTGTAACTGAACTATTATTGTGGAATTATTCGCAGGAGCAGAATTAAATATTATAGTATTACCAGAAACACTATAATTATTAACTATATTACCATTAACGCTTACTGAAAAGTTTGCGCTTGTAGAAGAAGTGTTGGCTACTAGGTCTGTATTAAAGTTACAAGTAAAATTAACTTCACTATTGTTTCCAACAAAACCTTGTTGACCAGCGTAGTATTGAGCATTAGTTTCTTTTATTAATCCCATTTTCTATCTTTTTGAATTTACCTCTTCTTGTTGAAGCTCTTGAGTAGCTGCTTGAACTATTTGAGGATCTCTTATGACTATACCACTGTATTGAAGTATTTTCAATATAACTTCTGATTGTTGGCTTTCACTTATTTCAAAATCTACACTTCCTTGAATAGTGGGTTGAGTGCCAGCTAGATTACTAGCTAATATTGGACTAGTAGTTATATTATTATTTAAGCCAGTAAAAGATCCAGAAGCTATAGTTAAAGTATCTCCAATAGCATAGTTATTACTTTGATCTTGACTAGAAACAGTAATTGTAACATTAGAACTTGTTAATGCTACTAAGCCAGTCCCAGTAATTGATATATTTACTAAAGCTCCCGTTCCAACACCACTAGTTGTAGTTGGTATATTTTCATAAATACCTACTTGACCTACAGTACCAGCAGGAATTGTAGAAGCTGCTAAAGAAGTTCTTTCCAAAAGCATAGAATCAGAGTAAGTTCTATCATCATATAAATATTGACCTAAGGAACCAACACTATAACCCCATTTTGGATCTTTTGGTTTTCTGATATAGTTAAAAGTTACATCTGTATCAGCAAAAACTGTTGGACTTGGAAATACGGTTAACTTATCTTGCTGATATTTAGCAACAGGAAAATTGTTTGTAGGTTGTGTTAAAGGAGATAGTTTTAACTTATTGTAATCTCTATTACTTATTATCTCTATAGGCGGAGAATTCTTGCCTTTATTCCATGAAGCTGAGCCAAATCTATGAAGATCGGTTGGTTGATTGTAGACGTTTGTGGTAGGATTGTTAGAAGCTTTTTCGTTTTTTTCAAATATTTGAAATTCCTCTCTTATGTGATCCATTCTAGACGCAAACTCTACATCAGTTTTAGGCATACGTATATATTGGTTATAGTCTTCAAAAAATTTTTCAAATATTTCTAATTGAGCTTGCGCTGCTAATTGACCAAATTCATAAGGAGTCAAATAACCACGCTGTTCTTTATTAAGAATACTTAATACTGTTGTATATACCGTATTTACGTTTATTGCCATTTTAATATTTTTAAAAAAAAAGGTGGCGTTAACCACCTTTCTTAGTATCACTTGTTATTTAAACTTTTTCTCTATAGATTTATAGACTTCAAGTCCTTCATCTGTCTTAAACCATGAAGCCATAGCTGAGTATGGGTTTTCATCGAATGGTACAGTCATTAATTTACGGCCATTACTAGCCCATTTAAATGTTTTTTGGTCAGCATCTAATGACACTATTCCTGCTTCAACAGATTTTATCGCAAAATTTCTTAACTCTACGTTTTCATCTTCCGCTAAACTTATAAAAAGCTCTGGATTAGACTTAGCAAAAAGAAGTAAATCTCTTTTTAATTCTTTAGAACTTAATTGAGATACTCCAGATCCTTTTTCCACTCTTAATATAGCTTCAGCCTTGTCTATGTCCATTTCGTAAGCCATATTCATAGCTGCAATTTCTAGCTCTAGATAATCAAATTGATCAACCGCTTCTTCCACTTGATCATACTCTTTAAACACTAAATTAGCATGAGGGTGTTTTAATAAAAACTCTTGTAAATTTCTTTTTTCTTTAGGAACATTTAAATGTCCTTTTTCAAAAACTATATGCTTAAGAGTAACGCTTCCTTTTTGTTCGTCTACAAATATAGATTTATGATTAGAAGCATATCTTAATTCTCTTTCATAACCTAAATCTGGATCAAACCATACTAGTGGGTATCTTGAAGAATGTTTGCTAGGTAAAGTATAAGTCAATGGTTCGGAATTAACCAAATAATAATTTCTATCTTTATATTCCCAAGTATCTTTTTTATTTTCTTGTTTTTTCTTTTCTTTTGTTTCCATAATATAATATAATATAATATAATAATTAAAAAGATCCTGCCGAAGCAGGACCTTATGTTTTAGTTTAAGATAAAACTACAGACAAGCATTCAGCATCATTTGTAAATTTAACCTCAGGTTGTGAATTTTCAGCACCCGCAGCTTTTGCCACAGCAGCTGAAACATCAGCCCATAATTGTTCTTTTGATATGGCTGGTATATCATCCATTGTTATAGCATATTGCATAACGGGACCATCTCCAGTTCCACTACCACCAGCAACAATTTGTTTCAATTGTATAATAGCAGAAGTTGCGCTATCTTCATGAACACAAGCTACGTTATCAACTGGTATCATAGCATACTCATTAGTAGCAGACCCTGAAGAAACAGCTAAATCAGCAGCAGTAACTTCAAAAGTTATTGCAGCTGTTGCACTAGCTTTAGTACTAGCAGCAGGTATAGCAGCAACGGTGATTACATCACCTACTTTATAACCTTCTCCAATTGCGGCACAAGTTAATGTTACGTTAGTAATAGCAGTTCCAGATGAAGCCATTGAAAATGTAGCACCAGATCCACCAGCAGGAGCTACTGTAGTAGCAGCCACAGCTGAAGCAGTTCCAGCAACAATAGTACCACCACCAGATAGTCTATCGCCGGCAATAGTTATACTTGTACTTCTAAATGACCTAGCAGGATTACTCGCCAATGGTATTTTTATGTAATTACTCATAATTTATAAATTTATGACGGTAAGTCTTGAGATTTTAAATTAACCCCATTTACCTGGTATTCAATAATAGCGCTAGCATCTTTACCAGCAGCACTAATCAATTCAAACGTAGGCAATGAAGCCGGGTTTTGATTAGCACTTAGAATCATGTTTTTCAAGTTTTCTACATCTTGATCAGTTATAATTGTAGCGGCAGCAGTTCTTGCATAATCTATAGACAATCTAAGAACGTCATTAGCGTCAGCTCCTGGTATATTATACCATAAGTCGAACGTTTCTGCGTTTGATCCAGATTTTTCTACAGTTAATACATCTTCTACGTTAACACAAGTATACCTTGGTGCAAGAGCACTTGAACCCGAGTCTTTCAGCGGGAATTTAATCATATTTGGCATAATTTTTATTATTTAAAAGATTAATAAAAAGAGTGACAAAAGCCACTCTAATTATATATATTTATTAAGCTCCTTTAAACAATACAAAATTGTTTGCAGCTTGTGTTACTAAACATCTTTCAGATAAGAAACTTACAGTCATCGCATCTAAAGTGTCAGTATAAGCACCACCAACAGAACCAGTAATCCAAGATTTCATTCTTCTGTCTTCAGTTTCAGAAGCTCTATATCTTACATGTAAGAAAGGTCTTCTAATATTAGATCCTAACATTTGATCATATACTGTTGTAGTACCAGCTGGAACCATAACACCATCAATCTCTTTAGATAATCCTCTTGTAGAAGCATCATTTAGATATTTCCAATCAGTTTTATAGAAATCATAAGAACCTCTTCTAAAACCAGAGAAACCAAAATTAAGTGCCATATCTCCATCATTCTCAAATAAACCATAAGAAGCAGAAGCAGTTGAAGCATAACTTGATCCAGCCATAGCGCCAATCATGTCATCAAAGTCTAAAGCAGTTGCTCTAGATAAGAATAACATATTTTCTTCAATAGCACCTTGCTTGTCTAAGTTTTTAAGAATTTCATCGAAATCACCTAAAGCACCTGAACCAGGAGCAGCAGCTCCAGCAAAACCAGAATATACATTACCTCTTGCTTCAATAGCAGCAAATAAACCTTCGGTACCTTTAACATCTTGAGTGGTACTAGCAGGACCAAAGTCAAAGTTAACACCAGAGTTAGTAATGTTAGCAGGATTCATTATCTCACCTTCAACCATAGCCATTTCTAAGTAATCTTCAAATCTTAGTCTTGTTTCAGACTCAGACTTTAAATACCATAAATAACCTGACTGTCCTTCTTCTGTAGCAACTTCAACCCAACCAATCTGAGCAGCGTCAGAACCGTTAATCTTAAAGTTATCTTTAATAATGATTGGAGAGTTTTGGTATTGAGTAAAAGATGGCTCAATAGAACCTTCCATACCTACAGTACCTTTTCCAAAATCAGAACCATAAACAAATAAGTTTACACTAGAACCATTCAATCCTAAAGAAGTCATTGGAGTAGCTCCAACTTGACCGTAAACAGATATATTAAGAACGTTATTAGTATAGTTAACACCACCAACAGCAGCATCAGTTAAAGCTTGTACTAAACCTTTACCAGATACTAAACCTGTAGCGTTGTCAGTGAATAACACTGTTTGACCAACTCTAACAGCAGCGTTAGTAGTACCTGTTCCAGCTAAATCAATAGTTAATTTAGCATTAGCACTATTAGCTCCAGTATCAGCAGCAACTGCTGCCTTATAAGCGATATGTAATCTATTTTGTTCAGACCAAATTACTTGATCAGATGTCATTGGCATTTCAGCTCCTACCATTCTCAAGAAACCTCCAATAGTTCGGTTTCCGTATCTTTCTACTTCCGCTTCGTAAAGCTCTGGAAGATATTGTTGTGCAAAGTTCCCACCAGCAGCGTCATCAAAAGAAAGAAAATTTTCTCTTAATGTCATTCTTTTTTGTGAAGGAACTATAGACGCAGGAAAACTCCCGCCGTTTATAAAACTCATAATTTTAGTTTTTATTTTTTAGTTGTTGTTATTTTTTACTTTTAATTCTCAACTTAGAAGTATCAACACCATTAACCGCTTTAACTCTTAAACCATTTATAAAAACATCACCTGTGGCTTGAGGCCTAGGATCGGTATTTATATTTTTTGATTTAGCCATCATATCTTTAATAGCATCAGCTTTGCCTTGCTCGTAAAAATGATTAGCTATAGTATCAGCATTGTCAGCAGCGTAAATAGCTTTGTGATAACCTACAGTATCAACAACTTGCCCTTCTTTGTTTAAGAACTTCTTAACAAATGTGTTTAAGTCTGACTGTTTCTCAGCAACTGCAGAAGGATTAGAAACGTTGTAATTAAATTTTTTATCACCAACTTTGAATTCAAAACCTTTGAAATCTTCGCTTAGTGTTTTATTAGTTTCATCTCTAAAAACTTTTCTTCGTTGCTCAGCTATTTGTTGTTCTTTGTTGTATCTATTGAAAAAATCCATCGCTTTTTGTTGCTCTTGAGTAACTCCGGGTCTCAACTTGATCTCCTCGTAGTATTTACTTTTAGAACTTTCTAAAAAGTTTTTGGCTTTTGCAAATTCTTCTTTAAAAGCTAACTGTCTTTTTTTAACAGTTCTCTCTTCATCCACCTCTTCGTCATAAGAAAAATTATCTTCCATAAGAAAGTTAATTTCTTCAATATCTAGATGTGGTTTAGTTTTTTTATAATATTCAGTTAATAAAGATTTTTCATCATATTTTGAATAATCTCTATTTAAAGCTACGTAGTCTTCTACAGTACCTCCTGTTTCTTCCATAAAAGAAACTAGCTTTTCGATGTTTTCAGGTAATTGTTTACCTAATGTTTTTTCGTCTCTTACAGCTTCTTTGTATTCTTTTTTTACTTCTTCAATTTCTTTTTTTTCTTCAATAATTTCACTTATTGGAGATTCTATTTTTTCTTCTTCTTTAGTTTCAGAGGTAGCGATTTCTTCTTCGTGTGTTTCTCCCACTTTTTCGCCATCTGCGGATGGTTTGCCCACATCCACTGTCTCTGTGCTTGGCTCTTGAACGGCATCTTCTTCTTTTTTAGTTAAATCTAATTTAGTGGTTTGTTGTGGTTTGTTTCTTAAACTTGGTTTTTTCTTTATCTTTAAACCCTCTTTAGTATTATCTACTATAGGTTTGTTTTCTTTTTTTTCTGACATAATATAATATAATAATTAATAATCGTTATTGTGGCATAAAATCCTGTATACCTATTTCTCCTTGTTCAAAATCTTTTGGTGGAAGATCATTTTTTCTCTGACTAATCATTTCACTTTGTTGAGTACCTTGAAGTCTAGTTCTTCTATCCTTTCTATCTTCAATAAACTCTTCTCTTGCTTTTTCTTGTTGTACTTTTAGAGATGCTAGCTGCATATCATAAGTATACTGTAATTCCATTTCTTGCTTTTTTATTTCAGATTGTAACTGAATTTTTTGTATATCAAATTGCGATTTAGCTTGTTCTATTTGTACGGTGCTTTCTGTCAAAGCTTGTTGTTTTTGCATTTCAGCTAACGCAGCTTTTTCAGCTGTTTCAGCATTTGCTTGAGCTTGAGCTTGAATATTTTTCAATTGAAGCTTTTCGTCGTGCTCTTGCTTTTTCTTTCTTCTAAACTTTAATAATTGATTAGCAAGTTTTAAGTTTTTAACTTCTCTAATATCTATAGCATCTTCTAAATATATTTGACCAGCCTTTAAAGCTATTTGTATATTTTGTTCTAGTTGTGCTTTTTCTTCTTCATCTGGTTCTAAACTTATAAATATACCAAAATCATGTATGTTTAATCCTATAAGTTCTTCTAAAGTAGCAGAGTTAAATGCTGATATACTGTTTTCTAAAGCTTGTCTAGTCAAAGGAAACTGTAAAGAATCTGCAACTCTTAATGATATATTTTCACAAGCTCTTAAAGTTAAATACAAACTAGATTGTAATATATGTCTTGTAGCTGTATTGCTATTTGCCGCAGCTAGTTTCTGTAGACCTACAAGAGAGTTTTTATCTGGATTACTGCCATCTCTAGCTTCGTTTAACCCGGTTACATCTCTTATCATTTGTAAATAATACTGATAAGTAGTGATCAATGCTTGTATTTTATTTCCACCTGAACCTGTTTGTAATTCTTGTATTGGAACTTTACCTCTATTAGGATCACCATCTTGAGTCAAAGATCTTCCTACAATAGATCCAGTTTGAAAATACATATTTAAAGCTTCAGCTGGATTGTAATTAGTGCCATTGCCTAAATCAACTTCAGCTAGTCCATCCATGTCTAAATATATACCATCTGGAACAACTCTGGCTAATACTTGTTGTATTTTAAGATGCGTTAATTGAATCATATCAGCAAAACCAGTTATTCTACTAACTAGCGATTCTATACGCCCTTTGTACATTCTTGGAGCACATATCGCATAGTTAAAATTAACTTTACAAGTGTCAGCTATTGGTCTAGTCATGTTTTCAGCCATTCCCCATTTTAGCATCATTGGATGACCTAGTATTTTAGCCCCTGAATACAAGGTTTCAATAGTTCTTGAAACTTTTGTAAAAGAATCCGCTTCTGGTGGATTAAACGTATCAGGTTTTTCTAAAGCTTTTTCTAAACCTTGATCAGTATATTTAATTTTATAAACTTGATCAGAATAACTTTTGTATTCAAAATATAAAACTTGAATAGTTTGATTGTCTTGCCTACCACTCCAATTTCTTAAATACTCAGAATTACCTGGATATTTTTGAATAGTTTCTAACTCCTCACTTGTTAAATGCGGAAATTGTTTTTTTATGTCTGATAAATAAACAGATTTAACTTCTCCCACATAATATAAGTCTTCAAAGTTAGGGTCTTCAGTATATGAATAAACTAAACCAGATGGATCCACATAGTCTAACACGACTCCTTCGGATTTATTCCAATTAGTTTTTAAAGCGCCTATACCTAAAACTGTTAAATCGTAATTAACTCTTTGTCTTGTTAGTTCGTATTTGTTTTTATCTAAAACTTGATTTATAACCTCTTCTTCAGCAACCTCAACAGACTGTTTAAAATCCATTTGTAAATGAACTTCTAATTCTTCTTTATCTCTTGGTGGATTGTTTGAGTCTGTAGAACTAGCATTAATTCCAAATAAACTTTGAGCTTTTTCTAAAAATTCTTTAGCGTTAATATCTACCATTAAGTTATTAGCGTAATCTGTTCTTATTTTAGAACAAACAGGATCTTGAGCGTAAGCGTTTATATCGTAACTTCTTTGAGATATTCCATTAACAACAATATCAACAAACTTAGAAATAACCGGTACTGGTTTCCAGTCTAAGTTTAAATATGACAAATCCCCATTTATAGCTAATTCATCTTTATATTTTTGAACAGGCTGTTCTCCTCTAGCATAAAGCCTAAGCAAGTTGTAATTGTTGTAGTTTACAGCATAACCAGGAGTGTTTGTTCCATATCTATAATTTCTAAACCACTCGCCTTCAATAGCTCTACCTACAGAAAGACCATATTCTAAAGTGGCTTTTTCCGCGTCTGGTACTACCTGATCTGGAAAAGAACTGTCACTGTTGTAAGAAATTTGCATTTATTTATTTTATTATTTTTGATATTGACCCCTTGTTGTCGTATTTTTTAATACCTAAACTTATAGGTTGATATTTACTTTCTTGATTAGGTTTGTATTTATTTTTATTACAAGCCATAATAGCCAAACCCGAACTAATGGTAGCATCGTGTTTAGTTCTATTATTTATATTAAATCTAGCCCAATCTTCTAAAGTTTCTTGAAAATATATGTCTCCATAACCATTTTCGCTAATTCCAACATATTCTTCTATGTAAGATTCTATAGCAGCTGCATGAGCTTGTTTAATATCTTCACTTGAGTTTGGTATTCCACCTATTTCCCTTTCAGTAGTAGAAAGTTTATTCCAAATCTTGTCAGGTCTATTCATACTAAACCCTCTATAACCTCTTCTTTTCAAATAATATAACAATCTAGGTTTATTATTTTCAGCAAGTATTGGCATACCATAGAACACTAAAGCCATTAAAACATCTTCAAAAAATATTTCAGCCGTTTGAGGTCTTGATATATATTCGCAAAAAAAGTGATTTGGTGGAGCATCTTCCATAGAGAATTTAGTCAATCCATGAAGAGATCCATTAGATCCTTTACCATCCACAGTACCACTAATATCGTAAGAATCACAACCAAATGATCCAATGTGTTCATTTCCAGGGTATTTAACACCATTTTTTAGTATCACTCTATTTTGAAGATTTTTAGGTGGAACCCATGATATTAAAAACCTTCCATTTTTATTTGGCATAAAAGAAACTTGAGTGTCTTTAATCCCATTTTTCCACATAAAACTCCCTCTTGTTACAGAGGATAAGTTATTAATCTCATTGTTATAATCTACTTGTTCGTATATTTTTGTTAAATTAAACAAACTATCTTTAGCTTCGTCTCTAAAAGCATGTTGCTCGGTTCTTGGAAACTGTCTATAATATTCATTTAAACTATCTGGATCAGACTTTAATCCATCTACTTCGTTTTCCCAATGTTCTATTACTCCAATTGTAATTTGGAGATTGTCAACTCCGATTGTTTTATTTTTTGGCGTAATGAATACAGGTGATCCAAAAGTATCCATGAATCCTTCGTAGTTCCATTCCATAGGGATGAAAAGAGAATAGAGTCCGCTAGAAGTTTGTCCGTTTCTATTTCT